GAAAATAAAACTGAAAATATAGACGACATTACTATGGATGTAATGCCCGGCGCTGACCCACTACCTGAAGAGGAAGCAGGGAAAGATTTTAAAGTAGATATGAACTTCGAAGAAGAAGTAGAATTTCCCAAGGAGGAAGAAGTTGAAGAAGTCGAAGAACTTAAGGCTGAGGAAGAACCATCGGAAGGAACTGAAGAGGTTGCAGAAGAGGAAGAGACTGAAGCAGTTGCTGAAGAAGCAGAAAGTGGAGGAGAAGAAACAGTACTGGAAGACGATGCAGGAGATACACAACAACCTGAAGGAGACGTACCGCCAGCAGCTGTTGAAACAAAAGAACCGATGATCCCAAAGTCTAGGTTTGATGAAGTCCTAGCAAAACAAAAAGCTTTAGCTAAGAAACTAGAAGAAGCTACTAACCCTATAGAAAAAATAGAAGATGCACCTGAATATAATTTTGATGAAAAAGAAGCGGAGTATCAATCTCTTGTTTTAAATGGTAAGACAGAAGAGGCTGCTAAACTTAGAGGAGAGATTAGAAGTGCGGAACGTCAATCTATGATGTTTGAGGTTCAAAATAGGATGGGTAAAACAGTACAAGAAAGTACAGAAGTTGTAGCCCTTCAACAAAAAGCAGCAGAACTAGCCTCAAAGTTTCCTGTATTAGATGAAACACACGCAGACTTTGATGAAACTAAGACACAAGAAGTTTTAGATTTAAGAGATGCTTTTATGATCCAGGGTTTTACTGGCGTAGATGCTTTAGATAAAGCAACTAAGTATGTAATGGGTGAACCTGCACCAAAAGAAGACCCTGTAGGTAAAAAAATAGTAGAGAAAAAGAAAGTAGCAAACACACAAAAGAAAATAGAAGCTGCTGAAAAACAACCACCTGCTATGAAAGGCAAGAACAAAACAGAAAAGAAAATAGACATTAGTAAAATGTCTGTTGATGAATTTGATGCTTTACCACCAGAAACTTTACGCAGAATGCGTGGTGATTTCGGATAAACTGTGGTATAACATATATAAGTTCGTCCGTTAGTACGATAACTAACCAGGGTCGTTCCTGTTAAAAATCGTTTTTCGCCCATCACGGCGTTAATCTGGTCGGGGTCGTGCCCGCAAACAACGAGAGCGTCAACCCTACGATAGTGGGTATACGGGTAAATAGTCGCTCCAAAAGTCGACTGGTTAGTTAATTTTAATGGAGAATTATCATGGCAAATACTAATTTTGCTGCGTTGACCAGTGAACAACTTACCATCTGGTCACGTGATTTCTGGCGTGTCGCAAGAAACATGTCCTTCGTTAACCAATTCGCAGGTGCGGGTTCAAACGCAATGGTTCAGAGAATTTCTGAACTTACCCAATCTGAAAAGGGAGCTAGAGCTGTATTAACACTTTTAGCCGACATGACAGGTGATGGTATCGTTGGAGACAACACTCTCGAAGGGAACGAAGAGTCACTAAGAGCTTTCGACATCGTCGTAACAATTGACCAACTAAGATTTGCAAACAGATTATCTGGTAGACTTGCAGATCAAAAGTCAGTTGTAAACTTTAGGGAACATTCAAGAGATGCACTTGCATATGCAATGGCTGACAGAATGGACCAATTAGCATTCCTTACTTTAAGTGGTATTGGATATAACCTTAAGAACAACGGTGGTCTAAGACCATCAATGAACTCAGGGCAAAATCTAAACGATTTAGAGTTCTCAAGTGCTGTAAGTGCGCCAACTTCTAATAGACATAGAAGAGTAGACGCAACTAACGGTCTTGTAGCTGGAGACGTTACTGCTCTAGAAGCAGCTGACAAACTTAGCTATAAAACTATTGTTGATCTAAAAGCTTATGCTAAAGACAACTACATCAGAGGCCTAAGAGGCGCAGGTAACGACGAGACATTCCATCTTTTCGTAACTCCGCAAGTTATGGCTGACCTTAAACTTGACTCAGATTTCCTTGCTAACGTAAGGCAAGCTGGTGTTAGAGGACCAGGCTCAAGCCTATTCTCTGGTTCATCAAGTCTAATGGTTGATGGCATTATGATCCACGAGTTTAGACACGTGTTTAATACAAGTGGTGCTTTAACTGGTACATCATCAAACGCTGGTGCTGCTGGTTATAAAGGTGGTGCTAACGCTGATGTGAACTACTCAAGATGTATCTTTGCAGGTGCACAAGCATTAGCTATGGCTGATATTGGTATTCCAGAAATAGTTGAAGACACATTCGACTACGGAAACCAAAACGGTATTTCAATTGGAAAAATATTCGGACTCAAGAAGCCAGTTTATCATTCAGACGTAACAGGTCAGGATGAAGACTTTGGTGTTATTGCGTTAGATGTTGCATTCTAATTGTGATATATTTTATGGGTGGCTGTTAATAGCCACCCATTTTTAGGAGAAACATATGTGGATTAAATCAGATGAAGACAAGTCAGTAGCTTCAACATGGGGCGCAGTTATACATTTAAAAGCTGGAGAACCAAGACAAGTTGGACATGACTTAGGATTATTATGCTTACAAGCTGGTTGTGTAGAGATCAAAGACCATAAAGAAGTCGAAGAGCCTGTTGTAGAAGTTGTTGAAGAAGTAGTAGTAGAAGAGTCTAGTGAAGTAGATTATGAAGCTATGACTAAAGTACAACTTGAAGAACACGGACGTACTCTAGGTATCGAGCTTGACAGACGTAAGAAAAAGTCAGCTTTGATAGAAGAGCTGAAAGCAGCGGAGTAATATTATGGCAGGGACCTTAACAGGCGCAAACATATTAGCTAGGATAAAAGACATTCTGCAAGACACTACTAGTGTTAGATGGCCAGAAGCCGAATTACTTAGATATATAAATGATGCGCAAAGAGAAATCGTTAACTATAGACCAGAGTCTTCAGCTACTACAGCAAATGTACAGTTAGTTGCAGGCACTAAACAGTCTTTACCAAGTGGCGGTCTAAGACTTATTAAAGTAACTAGAAATATGTCTGATACTTCTGGCGGTGCAACAGGTAAAAGAGCAATTAGAATAGTAAACGTAGACATCCTTAACACACAAGAGCCAGATTGGAATGATCCAACAGTCTCAGGAGATGCTGCGCATGGGACAACAGTCAAGCATTATATATTTGATGAAGATGACCCAAAGAATTTTTACGTGTACCCAGGTGTATCTGGCAATGCGTACGTAGAGATCGTGTACTCTGATTCACCAAGTGATTTAGGTAATACGTCAGCTGTTATCTCAGTAGACGATATATATGCTAATGCTATTATGGACTACGTACTGTTTAGAGCTTATCAAAAAGATTCTGAATATGCAGGTAATGCACAAAGAGCGAATCAGCATTATCAGTTATTCTTAAATTGTATAGGCCAAGGTAACCAAGCTTCCATGATGTTAGACCCTAATAATGATCGTGTCTCTAACATAGGAGCTGTTCCTCCGGTGATGCAACAACAAGGTAGCTAAACATGGCAGCCTATTCTTCTTTAATAAAAGAAGTGTTGCCTTACGTGCCTTTGTGTCCAGACACCTTAGCAGAACAAGCAATACGTTCTGCAACTATAGAATTTTGCGAAAGGTCTAAAGCTTACATTTTAGACATGGACCCTTTTAACACCATTTCTGGTGTTTATGAGTATGATTTTGAAATACCTACTGGTACAGAGGTACATCAAGTTCTATATATGACATACAACGGTAGGGACATGGACCCTATAAGCCCGCGTAGTCTAGAGTTAAACTACCCAGATTGGAGAGATAGAACGGGTAATCCTCACGTATATCTACAAAAAACACCTACTACTTTCTGGGTAGTACCTGTACCAAGTGGGTCAGATCAGATCATAGCTAGTGTAGCTTTGAAGCCTACTAGGTCTTCAAACAATATAGACACAACAATTTCAAACACGTACAGAGATGCGATTATATATGGCGCTTTGTATAGACTTTTGCGTATGCCCCATAGAGAATGGAGTGATATAGGAGCTGCACAAGAGTATAGTTTTCAGTTTAGCCAAGAAATACAGCAAGCTGAATTAAGAGCCCGAGGAGGAGACTTGGGCGTAAAAAGAACTGTTAAGTACAAAGGAATAGGAATGCCAAGGAGACGGTATGGAAAGTACGGAAAAGAGATCGACTACTGAGTTGCCTAAACCTGCCGATATTCGGCAGTGTTGGGATAAAATAAAACCTGGTATAGTCGAGATAATAAAAGAAAACTCTTTTCTTACTTATATTCCCGAAGATGTTTACAGTGAGGTTGTAAATAACCGAGCGTTTCTTTACACCTCTTCTGTAGGTTTTTTGATACTGAGAGTAGAAATCGATCAGTTTACAAATGACAAGACATTACTGCTATGGATAGCGTATACTTACAATAAGGGCGGTCATGAATGGGCAGCCCATGAAGAATGGTTTAACAGCCTAGCCAAAGAAATAGGTTGTAAGTATCTCGAAGCGAGATCACGAGTTCCAGAAATGGAATCGTACGTTAAAGAGATAGGATGGGAATTAGATACACGAATATATAGGAAAGAAATATAATGGCAGGTGGACCGAAAAAACCAGAATACGAAGCTACTGAAGCAGAAAAAATACAAGCAAAAGTAGCAAAAGCTGAAAAAGATTATTTTGATGAAAAGTATAGCCCGTTGTTACGGGAGATGCGTGATATATCGTTAAAAGAAAATTACGGTGATTTTGTAGCAGGTAGAGCTAGCGCAGATACCCAACAAGCTTTAGCAAAACCATCTTTAATGGCTACTAGGTCTGTAGATGGGCAAGCCGAAAAAGTATCAGCCATGATGCAAATGCAAGCTCAAGCTCAAGCTCAAGGTTTGACTGCTCAAAGACAAAGACAAGTAGGTGTTCTAGCTACAGCAAGGGGACAGCAAGCAGATGCTACTACTGGGCTAGCAGGAGCTGCGCGTTTAGCACAGTCTGATAGATTGCAATCTGCAACAAGAAAACAACAGATGAGAGACGCACGAACTGGTGCAGCTCTACAAATGGGTGGTGCTATGTTGGCACAAGGACTAGAAAACAAGTTTGCCCCAGGCGGTTCCGGAACCTTCTTTGACTTTAGCACAGACGAAGCTGGCAAACGTCTAGCTGAAGGTTTAAAAAATATATACACACCAGGATAAAAAATGAAAGCTAAAACAATACTAGGAATGATAGATAGTTTAAGGGAAGTAGATGATCCGCAAGAAATTTATGCCCAAATGGCTAGAGATGACTATGATAGGTATATAGAAGATTTTAGAGGTTTTGAAGAACAACTACTAGCAGCTAGAAATGACACTTCTTTAATTGACCAAGCTAGAGAAGACGCTGTAACACAAAGAAGAATAGCAAAAGAAACCCAACAACGTAATTTAGAAAGATATGGAGGAGCAGGGCTTTCAGCTGCTCAGCTACAAGAACAAAATAGAAGCTTACAAAGAGGAGCTAATTTAGCTTCAGTAGGCAGCATTAACAACGCAAGACTTGCCCAAAGGGAAGTCAACCAAGCTACTTTAGCCGATTTGATAAACATCGGACAAGGCGTAAATAGAAACGCCTTAGGGCAAATGAGCCAAGCAGCACAAATGCAAAGTCAAAGATATAATGCATATAAAAATGCAAAAGCACAACATAGTGCAAATATGATAGGTTTTGGAGGACAATTAGGGTCAGCTTTATTGACGGCCTTTTTGATTTAATATGGCAGTAGATTTTGGAAGAAGTTTTGCAAGTGGCCTGGCTATGCCAAGCAACATAGAGCAGGGTTTAACTACTAGCGCAGCTAATAGAATAACTAGAGAACAGATGCAGCTGCAAAGAGATAAAAGTAGCTACGAACGAGATAAAGAAGTTTTGCTGGGCTACGGTATTATTGCAGAAGACAAAGACGGGACTCTTCGTTTAACCGAGAATGCTACTGAAATCTTTACGACTACATCTGAAGGGAATAGAGAAACAGTGGGCGACGCAATGGGTTTAAATGAAGCGTTTGGCAGTTACACCAGTGAAGATCAAGATGGTAACTTAATTAAAAAAAGAAACAGGAAAGTATTCCCACCTATCGTAGCAAAAGAAGGGGCAGTGCCTTATTCAGTAGCACAAGCTGCAGCAGCCGGAGACCCCAACGCTATTGAGTTAGAAAAACAATATAAAAATGGGGACTTAACAGCTTACGTAACACCGCTTATAAATGACAGAGGTTTTTTTGGGTTACTTAATGTATTTGGTACAGATTCAAAAGACGATACGGTTCATGTTTATACAAAAGGTGAAGTAGAAACTGGCTTACAGACTAGGGTAGATTTTCTTAACGCAGAAGCAGATAGAACTGATCCAGATAGATCAAGAGCGATTAGAACAGTAGAAGCTCAAAGTCAAAGCCCACTCAGTAATATAGGCGGCGCACCAGGCGTGACAGATTATACTGAGTTAGTTACTGCTGTTTACGATGACAACACAGGTAGAGCCAGTACAAATTCTATTCTTAAACAACTAGAGACTATGTACAACGCTAATCCAAAATATCGTTTACCAAACAGAGGAGAAGCAGATACTTTCCAAGTTGACACTGATGAAACTGATACTAGAAGCTTTATAGAAGTACCACGTATAGTAGATGAGAAGCCGGTAGATATTCCTGGTACACCTGATATTGATGAGTCAACTTTATATACTACCTTAACCTTTGACGAGGCTTATCCATCTTTACAAGGTTTAACAGGAACTCGTTTAGCTACTGAAATAGACCTACTAGCGCAGCGAGGAGAGTTCTCTAACTTTAGCCAAACACAACAACAACAAATTTTCTTTAATTTAGAACAAGAAGGTATTAGAGATGTAGACAGTCTACTTAAAAAACGTGATGCACAAAAAGTGAGCGAACAAGAACAATACAAAGAGCTGTTATTGTTAAACACAGTAATGGCTACAACTGAAACTCAAGCAGATGGTACAAAAAAATTAGTGTTGGCAAATGGCCAAACTCCAAAAGAAGCAACAGACGCTACCTTTAATGCTTACTACACCGGCGTACCAGATGGCAATGTAACAGCTAAAGACTTATATCAAGACCAAACAACTAGAATTGCTGAAGAAGCCAATTTAATAGAACAACAAGCAACCTTAGTTAAAAACCAACAGATGTCTTCTGATACAGCACTTAAATGGGCAGAGTTCGACTTTAAGAAAGAACAGTATTACAACAAAAGATATGACCAGATGAGCGCCGATGCAAAGCTCGCTTATAACGCTATACAGCAAAGGTTTACAGACAGAACTAATAGCATTTTAAACGGAACCTATGCTGGTTTAGAAGGTAACAGCCCTGCGTATTACTATGGGCTCCTTCAAGAACTAATGGGAAATTTTGATTTTGCAGACTACGGTAATCAAAGTGCCGATTACAGAGCGGTTTATACAAAAAATGCTGCTGATTTAAATTTGTTTCAAACTGCTTTAGAGAGTTCTGCTAAGGACTATTACATTGGGATGCAGAAAACAACGTTCGGGGCGGATCAAGTAGAACTTGCTGAAGGATTGTGGATGGAACAAGTACCAAATGCAACAGAAGAAACTAAACAGTTGCTAGCAGATATGTGGAAACAAGATGGCCATCTTATTTGGACCTATAACTACGCACAACCGGAAGGTTTTACAGACCATAAAAACATGGTAGATCAAATGTACGGGATTAAATTCTTTAGTCAATTACAAAACAAAGAAGGTTTTTGGCACAATCTCTTACCTGCTCTTGGTAATTCAATTATCCTTAATCTTAATGATTCTGAGTATTGGAATGATGTAGGGAAGGATGATGCAAAAACATCTATTATGGTTGGCAAATTAGGTGATATGTTAGGCATTGAGTATGTAGATGGTCAGCCTGTAAAACTAGTAGCTGTAAACCCTAATACTAATAAAGAACTAGAAGACAGTATTGATTGGGTTGATCTATTAAATGTACAAGGTATTACTGGAGATGATGTTAACTGGCTCCTACAAAATGCTAAGAAAATAGGTGATGTCCCAGACCCGAGCAAGTTACAAATACCTAGCAATTAAAATGGTATGGACCCGATTAAAGCATACAATAGAATCGCCAAACAAAAACCAACCTACGGCAGACGACAAGACGTAAAAGTATACGACCCCGTTATATCCGGGCTTAGACGTGCTGTAGACCAAGCGTCAGGCGCTGCAAGACCTAGTGGTATAGCTGAGGGGGAGGTCGGGTCAAAAGTCATTTCTGAAGCAAGAGCATATCGTGCTAGCGACATAATAAAAACAGGTTACAGAAAAAGCTTAAGTCAATTTGGAGCTGATACTTATTATGCTAGAGGTGCTTTTAGAGCTTTAGTCGGAGATGAAGAAGGGGCTAGGCGTGAAGTCATGAAAGGTGTAAGACTAGCATCTGAGGCAGAAAACGAAATAGGTGCCCTTTCTATGGGGAAAGAATGGGAAAAATTTCTAGATGAACCTACGTTTGAACAATTTTTTGCAAAAGGCCTTCCTGCAACAATAGGTGAAGTAGGGCTTTCTGCCATATCAACTATAACTGGCGCTTTGATCGGTACTGCTATAGCTACCTATTTTGGAGCACCTGCTGCAGTTGCTGCTGTTATAGGAGGGGGTGGAAGTGTGGCGCTCAAAGGGGCAGGAGGTAAACAAGGGCTAAATAGTATTACAAAAAACTTAGCTTTTACTCACTTTACAAAAAAAACAATTGCAGAGGCCATGGAAAGAGCTGCTACCGGGAAAGCTTTAAAAGAAGGCCAAAAAGAAATTTTAGAAGAAGTCTACAAACAGTATAGAAAAAGAGCTTTAAGAAGAAGACAAACGTTAGGGGCATTCGGTGGGATAACCGCAGCAGAGTTCCCAAGACAAACAGGAACAGGTTTTAGAAACTTTGCTGATCAAAATATGTATGATCCTGTTAGTGCAGGGCTGTCTATAGGACAAGGTGCTGTTGGGGCTGTAATAGGGGGCGCTACTGAAACACTTGTTTTGCCTAGGTTATTAAAATCATTCAGACTGGCTACTACAGGTAGGTTTAAATCTAAATTAACACCTGCTGGACAAGGACGTGTGCCTATAGGACAAGCTTTAAAACCTGCAGGACAAGCGCTGGGTATTAGTGTAGTTGGTGAGCCTATTACAGAAATTGCACAAACACAACTAGAAGTAGAACAAAAACTTGGAACTACAGACCCACGTAATCCTAATTTTGGAAAATTTGACGCTTTTGGTTTGGGATCGTATGAGGCTACTCCTGAAAATGTAGATGCTCAATTAGACAAAACTTATACCCTACAACAAGCTAATTTAGATAGACAGATAGCAGCATTAGCAGGGTTTTCAGCAGGGGGTGTGTTTGGTATGGGGGGTGCTATATCTGTAGGAGCAGTTTCAGGAGCTCAAAATTTGTTAACGGAGTACCAACAAAACAGCGCACTTGCTTCTCAAATCTATGGTAAATATGGGCCGTTGGGTACGGGCGTTGTATTAGAGCCTGAAAAATGGCTTCGAGGCCAACTGGAAGCCATGCTTGAATCAGGTAATGATAAGAACTCAGTATGGGTAGATATAAATAGTCTAGATGTCTTAAAAGAATTAGAAGCAAAAAACCCAGATTTATTTAAAGGTTTGGCTCGGTACGATATGACTGGGGAGACAAATGAAGAAACTCAATTAGGTGGAGTATTGTTTTCTACAGACCCGGACATCGTACAAGGATTTCAACAGGTTATGGAAAACAACATGCCTAGTGCAGCCTTATTAGATAGCCAACTTGCTAGAATTTTAAAATATCCAAGAAGCAGAAACAATTCAGATGAATGGGTAGTACAAGTTAGAAATAAAAAAACAGGAGCATTAGTTCACTACCATCAAACAGGAGAGCCAGACGTAGACGGTAATATACACCTTGAGTTAGCTAAAAGACTTTTCCCTGACGAAGGTAAATACACTTATGAAATCGTAGAAGCACAAGCACATTTAGATGAAAGGCTATCTTTAGTAACTGATCCTGAAGTTGATCTATCAGACGTAGGTACTGTGAAAACAATGGGCATGCTAACGGAAGAACAAGCAGCTGAAATAACAGGACGAACTGGAGCAGACTTTGAAGGTATGACTGGTTTGAGGGATGAAACAGGTAGATATGCACAAATACAAGATGTAGATGAAGATGGGGTAGAGATAGCCCCTCAACCAGTATTAGATAAAGATGGAAACCCTGAACCTTCTATTCTTAACAGAAACGAAAGACCTTGGACAAGACCTAACCCAGCTTTTAGGGAAGACCAAATGCCTAGCGATGAACAAATAAACAATGCAAGATTAGCTACTGATCCTGCATTTCGTTCAGAGTTTGATGAAAACATAAAAGCTGAAAATTATTCTAAGAATTTATTAAGTAGGTTTATTGAACTAACAGATACAGCAAGAGAGTTTGACCAAAAAGCAAATACTCAAACTTTGTATAGGATAGAACCAGGAACAATCACTGTAAAGAACCCAAAAACTAACCAAGATGAAGAAGTATCAGGTTATGTTATAAACAAATACAACAAAAGATTAGAAAAGTTAGAATCTATGCAACAAGCTAAACCAGAGCTTGATCAGATTATAAGAAATGCTAAAGCAAAATCTAGTAGGCAATCAGGTGTTGATGAAAAAGGAAACCCAGTATTCACCAAAGGTGACTTCACAATTTCTTTTAGAGATAAAGATGGTAATTACAATCTTCCACAACCTATTAACATACTACGTGCTGTTATGGACTATAGAAACGTTTTAAACAGAGCGGGTGTTTTGCCTAACCAGCAATACATGCAAAGCATAACTGATAGTTTTATCAGTTTGTACGGTACTATAGAAGAAGACCCTGATTACAAATTGTTTTTTAAAGGACAAGAAATTACAGACCAAAGTCTTAGAGACCCTGACTTTATTATTTATTCAGAAGAAAAAGGTGCAAGAGAAATGTCGTTTGCAGACATGGCTGCTGCTGGGGCAGAAGAAAGTTTAGGAATTAGTGAGATAGCAACAAACGAAGAAATAGCAGCGGTAGAAGAAAAAATAGAACAAAAAACAGAAACGATAAATAATCTAGAACAACAAATAAAAGACTTACAAGCGTTACGTGATGAAAACGGTAAGTTTACATCTGAACAATATAATGAGTTTATGTCTTTAATAAATGAACTGTATGGTCCTAAAGTTGGGGCAAAAAGAAATGGCCCCCTTAATCAATATATACAAAGAAATGAATTACAAAGAGATTTAGAGCAAAAGAAAAGAAGTCAAGGCACTGACCCTTCTTTTGATCCTAGAACAGACATAGAAGATACAACTGGGGCAACTGAAGAAAAACAAATAAGAGGTGAAGACGGTATCTTAAGAACTGTTCAAGTGTTAAAAGAGGGAGAAATGCAAGGGGATTTCCAAAGTGATACAACGGAACAAGGTACTAAAAAGTTTTGGGATGCAGAATATGAACATTACAGAACTTATCCTTTTACTAAGAAGAAGTTAACACAAAGACAAGAAACAAAGACCGTAGAAGAAGAACCCCTTAAGACAGAAAACGTAGTAACTTTTAGCAAACAGTTAGAACAACTAGCCCCTAAACAAGTAAAAGCTTATTACAAAGAAGTAGGAAAAATAGCTAAAAGAGTATTAGGTCTAAAAAAACCTATCTTACTGTTTACTAAACAAGAAACAATAGATTTACGTCCAACGATAGAGAGTGACCCTCGTTATAAAAAAGCGATAGAACGCTATGCTGAAGAAAACAATTTAACCTATGAGGAAGTTATAGAAAAGGTAAACACTCAATTAAATGAAACAAAAGACCTAGCTTTTAACCGAGAAGGGATATTTAGTGCAGGTTATATGCAAGGTGTCTTTAAGGCGTTTGACATAATAGTTTTAAATACGCCAGAAACTTTAACTGATTTTGATTTTGGTTTTGGGCATTTAGTTTTAGGACATGAAATAGCTCACAGTTTTTATAAAGAACAGATGTCTACAATCTTAAAAAACCCTTTATTAAGAAGGGTTTTTAACACGCAGTTTGAAAAAGCTAAAAAAGCACTTGAGGAAGAGGATCGATTAGGCCATCAGTATTTTGAAGAAAATGGGTTTGAAGAATGGATGGTAGATAAAATTTCAAGAGCTATGTTTGATTTAGAGAAGGGAGTTGCACTAAAAGCAGAAAACGCAGCTGATACTTTTATCAACAACATGTCAAAAGGACTATATGCTTTTTACAATGCTAGGGGTGATGTCGCTGCTAACGTATTTGGCGATATAAGCCAAGCGGCAAAAAATGAAATGGCAACTTTCTTCCAGGGTAGGTTTACTTACGATGAAACCATAGCGGAGCTAGTAAAAGGTCTTGCAGAAAAAAACATACAACATGCAGAAAGAACTATGAGCTTTACAGAAAAAGCACATGCAGAGGAGTTAGTAGATGGTTTATTTGGTAACAAAGTAGGTATAAAGTTCTTACGAAGAGTTAATAAAGACGCAGAAAAAATTATAAAAAGAGGCGAACTGCCTTCTTGGTTTGCAAGAGTTTTTTATACTGCGCGTGGGTTCTTAGATACTTTAGGCAAAGACAAAGGTATTGGAAAAGAAATAGGTATGATGTTTCATAAAGTTAGCGGAGAACAAGGTGACCCTGGTTTTATCAATGAGTCTAACAGATTACAAAATGAGCTTGTTAATGATTTAGTTAAAAGGTTAGGCAAGGATGAAGAAAAAGCAGAAGGGTTTGATGCTATAAAACAAGCGTTTACTGGTGTAACTGACTCTTCTTTTACGCAAGAAGAAATAGATGCTTTTAGAGAAGCTCAAGATGAGAGTAAACCTACCGAAGCTTTATCACCAAAAGCTCAAGCTGCACGACAATTTCTTTTTGATTTGTTTGATAAATTAAACTTAGGTCAGTATGACATTATTACATTAGACCCAGAAACTGGTAAATTTAAAAAAGAAAAACTACAAAGAAGACCTAACTTTTTCCCACGTATTATTCTTATAGCAGACATAGCTTCTGACCCTAAAATAAAAGCAAAACTAATTGAGTTGTTAATCGACGCAAATCCACAAATGGACCCTAAAGATGTAGTAGCATCAGTAGAAGAACTAATAAAAAACAATGAATCTAGTTTAGATACCGCTAGTAGAAAAGATGAAGATAGCGGACTTGGTTTAGGCATGCCTGAAAAAAGATCAGTTTTGTTTGCAAATTTAGATACTCCAACTTTAGTAAAAGAAGGAATAGCTGCTCCAGGAGAAGTAGCAATCATAGAATACATACGACAGATAGCAAGACAAACAGAACTACAGAAAAGAGGGGGCAGTAGAAGAATTAAAAATCTTATAGACAAGCTTCCTAAAAACGAACAAGGGCATGCAAAAGCTGCAGTTAACGCTATGCTAGGTAGAATAGACCCTATACGTCATAGTGCTTGGAGACACATAAATGATGGAGTTCTGTTTACAAATGTTATAACTCTTTTAGGCATGGCGGTGTTTGCTTCAGTGCCAGACGGAGCAGGCCCTGTTATAAGAAGTAGAGAGTTTGATTTAAAAACTATTGCTAAAAATCTAACAGCTGCTATGACTAAAAAAGAAGCAGAAAAGTTTGCTAGAGATATAGGAGCGAACGGAAGAGAGGCTATGGCTCAAACTATTTTGTATGCAGGTGAATTAGATGGGGCAGCTTTATGGGCTAAAAAAGCTACTAACGGTTGGTTTAGGTTTACGCAACTAGAAAGATGGACAGTATTTACTAGAAAGTTTGCTGCTGGTATGGCTAGAGATTTCTTACTAAAACACATGGAGATAGTAGAAAACGGGTACGAAGGTGATGCAGATGTACTTTTATCAGAAAGATATTTAAAAGATTTAGGAGTAACAAGCAAACAAATAAAAGCTTGGAAAGATAATGGTAGTGATGTAGACCAACATCCACAAGTGGCTAGTGCTTTAGGTAGGTTTGTAGATGAATCTATTGTTAGGCCGAATGCAGCAGAAAGACCTATTTGGGCTTCTGATCCACATTATGCAATAGTTTGGCAGTTAAAATCTTTCTATTACGCATATGGCAAAAACATTATGGGCGGAATGTTTAGAGAGGGTAAACAAAGGTACAAAGAAACAGGCAATATAGTGCCAGCTATATACCCTCTATTCTTTGGGGCCGCTTTAATAATGCCTTTAACTATGCTTGGTTGGGATATAAGAGAAAGATTTAAAATAGGTTTATCCTATGCATTACCTGGAGTAAGTCCAAATGACCCAGGCGTAAACTATAGAGCTTCTAGAAACATGTCTACAGGTAGATATTGGTTTGAGGTAATGGACAGGAGCGGTATGATGGGAGCACCTGCTCTAGCCTTGCCACTTATTATGGAAGAGAAACAATATGGTAAAGGACCTTTAATACCTATATTAGGCCCAGGAGCAGAAAGGGCGTATGATTTATTACAAGGAGAAGCAGAATTTTTTGATTATACTCCTATTTACAGTCAACTCGACACTAGAGCATTAGAGAGGTAAAATTAATTATGGCATATTCAGACACAATAAAGTTCGTAGTAGGAGATACTCTACCGTCTTTAGAGTTTACTTTAAAAGATAGCAACACTGCTGCTTCGGGCAAAACACTAGACACAGAGAACTCAGATACTTGGGCTGCTATAGACTTATCTGGCGGTTCTGTAAAGCTTAGAATAAGAGAAGTCGGACAAACTACTATTACAAAAACAATAACTGGCACGATAGCTGATGCTTCAAATGGCAAAGTAACTTGTAGTATACCAACTGGTACTTGGACTACAGCAGGTACGTTTGAAGGCGAATTAGAATACACTACCTCAGGAGGAGGCATACATACTGTTCAGGACTTGATCAAGTTTAAAGTCAGAGATGACTTCGATTAATGCCACTTAAATCAAAAGTAACCTACGTAAAACTGAAAGGTTTTATCTTTCGTGTAGACCTTCGTGCTGGAGTACACGTTCAGTCTATAAAGATAGCTGACCTATACTTAAATCCAGATACTATAGATAGACTACTTGCTGATAGCTTTGGTGCTACAGAAATACTTACTTATAACCTAGACAAGAGAGCAGACGATGCAACTTTTGTTAGTGAAGAACTCGCATACGATTTAAGTAAAACGCTTGCAGACTCTGTAGGTATCACAGAAAGCATAGATATATTAAGAACCTTAGGTGTTAGTTTTACAGATACCTTCAGTATGGCTGACGCTCCTGTCGTGTCATTTGGTAAAGGGTTGACAGACAGTACGTCCGTAACAGAAGTTCTAACACGAGCAGTAGAAAAGGGTTTATCTGACAATACTAGTGTAGTAGAAGTTGCAGTATTACAACCTAACTTAGGTAAATCTGATTCAGTATCTATGTCAGAGTCGTTAGACCGTGTGGTTCAGTATGCACGATCTTTCTCTGACGGTATTAGTTTAGATGACAGAACTTCAGTATCAGACCCACTCGCTACAGACGTAGATGCTTTTAAAAACAACATTGCAACAATGTCAGAAGTTTTGACATATGCGTTTGCCAAAGAACGTTTAGATAGTTTTAACATGGTTGACAGCCCTGCTATTGCGCTTGCAAGGCCTGTTGCAGACACTATGTCTCTATCTGACAGTCCCGTGTTAGAACCTAATTTAGGTAAATCAGATAGCACGAGTCTGTCAGAAAGCCATGTTTTAGGTACAAGTTTAGGAAAAGGAGACGATGAAGAAGTCTTTATTACAGAGGCACCTGCCTTTTCTACCGGTTTAGGTAAGTCGGATAGCATTAGTTTTACTGATGCAGAAGCAATCGCTAGTGCGTTTGCTAAGTCTGACTCACTTAATATTTCTGAGGCTCTTACACATAGTCTTGGTAAATCAGCACAAGATAGTGCTACAATAACAGAGTCGATAGCCATTCTAACTGCCAATAGACTGAGCGCCCTGAATGCTTCGGCTTTAAATAGTAATACACTTAACTAGGAGAAATTATGTTAAATGACGGCTTAAAATTAACAGGTAAACTTTCGATTGCCATTAATGATGAAGTGGTCCAAGAAGTTCCTAACTTAGTTGTTACTGCGGGAAAAAACTACGTAGCAGACCGTATAAAGAATAACTCTACAGTTATGTCTCATATGGCTATTGGTACTGGTACTGCAGCTGCCGCAGCAGGTAATACTGCTTTAGGTAGTGAGTCAGCTAGAACTGCGTTGACATCTTCAACCGTTACAGATAACGAGATTGTATATGTTGACACTTTTGCAGCTGGTACTGGTACAGGCGCTATAACAGAAGCAGGTATTTTTAATGCTTCTTCTGGCGGCACAATGTTATGTAGAACTGTTTTTTCAGTAGTTAACAAAGGTGCTTCAGACGCAATGACAATTACTTGGACAGTAACAGTTTCGTAAATTAAAGGAGGTTTAAGTTGGCTATTGTTTTTAAGAACAATGCGACTACAACCCTAGCGGGAAGTATAAACTCAAGTGCTACATCTATTAGTGTTGCAGATGGGTCTGTCTTTCCTTCTTTAAGTAGCGGAGAGTCGTTTTTTGTCACGTTTGACGACGGGACAAACAGAGAAATAGTAAAAGTTACTGCAGTAAACAGTAACACACTTACTGTCGTTCGTGCACAGGACGGTACTTCTGCGCGTGCATTCTCCGTAGGTGATGCTTGTGATCTCCGTGTTACAGCTAAGATTCTAGAATCATTCCCACAATTCGATGGTAATTCACAAACAGGTGTCATTGACATAACCGGTCTAAAGATAGATGGTGATACAGTTATAGACAGCGCAGGAGGGTGGCAAGGCCCAACTGGTGGTATAAAAGGACAAAAAGGTGAAGTTGGCGGAACTGGTCCAACCGGCCCTACTGGTCCAACAGGCCCAACAGGCTCTACTGGCCCAAGCGGCCCAACAGGTTCTGCAGGTTCTAAAGGCCAAAAAGGTGAGGTAGGTAACACAGGTGGCACTGGTCCAACTGGTCCAACAGGCCCAACCGGTCCTGCTGGTAGCAACGGGTCTGACGGTAGTAAAGGGCAAAAAGGTGAAGTAGGTGCTACAGGCCCTGGAGGAGCAACTGGTCCTGCTGGTGACGATGGTAGTGCAGGCCCAACTGGTCCAACTGGCCCAACTGGTCCTGCTGGTTCTAAAGGTCAAAAAGGTCAAAAAGGTGCAACTGGTGGTACAGGGCCAACAGGTGGTACAGGTCCAACAGGCCCTACAGGTCCTGCAGGTGACGATGGTAGCGATGGGGCAGCTGGTTCTAAAGGTCAAAAAGGTGAGGTAGGTTCTACAGGTCCAACAGGCCCAACAGGCCCAACAGGCCCAACAGGGGCAAAAGGTAACACAGGTAACACAGGACCAACAGGCCCTGGCGGGGCAACTGGTCCAGCTGGAGGTGATGGTTCTGATGGTAGTAAAGGGCAAAAGGGAGAAGTCGGCAACACAGGCCCGACAGGTCCAACAGGCCCGACAGGTCCTACAGGTAGTAAGGGCCAAAAAGGAGAAGTCGGAGCAACTGGTGGTACAGGCCCAACTGGTCCAACAGGCCCTACAGGCCCGACAGGTAGTACGGGTGCAGCTGGTGATGATGGGGCAGACGGTAGTAAAGGGCAAAAAGGTGAAGTAGGGTCAACAGGTAATACAGGCCCAACTGGTAGCACCGGTCCAACAGGGCCAACAGGGCCAACAGGTCCGACAGGTAGTACTGGTACTGGTATTACAATGGAGGGGCAAGTAGCTAATACAGGTGCCTTACCAAGTTCAGGCAACACAAAAGGTGATGCATATATAGTACAAGCAGACGATAGTTTACATATTTGGGATGGTAGTCAATGGGTCAGTGGTGGATCAATACAAGGTCCTACAGGAGCTACAGGACCAACAGGGCCTACTGGTCCGACTGGTTCTAAAGGACAAAAAGGTGAGGTAGGAAACACAGGACCTACAGGTAATACGGGTGGCACTGGTCCAACCGGTTCTAAAGGACAAAAAGGTGAGGTAGGGGCAACTGGCCCTACTGGTAATACAGGACCAACAGGTCCAGGCGGAGCAGCAGGTGATGATGGTTCCGATGGGTCTAAAGGACAAAAAGGTGAAGTAGGTGGTACTGGGCCAACAGGTGGTACTGGACCAACCGGGCCTACTGGACAAAAAGGCCAAAAAGGTGCGACAGGTGGTACTGGCCCAACAGGCTCTACAGGTGGTACTGGACCTACAGGTTCTAAAGGCCAAAAAGGTGAAGTAGGTGGCACTGGTCCTACTGGTGGTACAGGACCTACAGGGCCTACAGGGCCTACAGGCTCAACTGGTTCTACCGGGGCTAAAGGTCAAAAAGGCCAAAAAGGTGCAACAGGTGGCACAGGACCGACTGGGCCGACTGGACCAGCAGGTGGTGATGGAGATGATGGTGCTACAGGACCCACAGGACCAACAGGTCCGACAGGACCTACTGGGCAAAAAGGTCAAAAAGGCCAGACAGGTGGCACTGGGCCTACAGGTTCAACTGGACCTACAGGACCGTCAGGTAGTAACGGGTCTAAAGGACAAAAAGGTGAAGTAGGATCAACAGGTGGCACAGGACCAACAGGACCTACCGGGCCAACCGGATCAACTGGACCAGCCGGTGGTACAGGGCCTACTGGACAAAAAGGTCAAAAAGGTGCAACAGGTGGTACTGGTCCTACTGGTGGCACAGGGCCTACTGGACCAACAGGGTCTACAGGTGGTACTGGGCCAACAGGTGCTAAAGGGCAAAAAGGTCAAAAAGGTGCTGCCGGTGCAACAGGTGGTACAGGACCTACTGGACCTGGCGGTAGTACAGGAGCTAAGGGACAAAAAGGTGAAGTTGGTTCTACAGGGCCAACAGGACCAGGCGGAGGTACTGGACCTACAGGTGGTACTGGACCTACAGGTTCGAAAGGGCAGAAAGGCCAGAAGGGACAAAAAGGTAACACAGGCCCAACAGGACCTGGCGGGGGCACAGGCCCAACTGGACCAACTGGACCAACTGGGTCAACTGGTGGTACAGGGCCTACTGGGCAAAAAGGACAAAAAGGACAAGCAGGTTCTAACGGAAGTAATGGTGGCACAGGGCCAACGGGGCCAACAGGGCCTACCGGACCTACTGGACCTACTGGACCTAGTGGTGGCTTCTCTACAGGCTCAAACGCCCAAGTCAATAGTCTAGGTGTCAATACAAGTGCAAGTGGTACAGCAGGTGAGATTAGAGCAACTAATAACATTACTGCTTACTACTCAGATGCAAGACTAAAAGACTTTAAAGGTAAAATAGGCAGCGCTCTTGAGAAAGTAAAAGAGTTAAACGGTTATTACTACACAGAGAACGAGACAGCTAAAGAGCTTGGTTATAACAATGATGATATGCAAGTAGGATTAAGTGCTCAAGAAGTACAAAAAGTATTACCAGAAGTTGTTACAGAAGCTCCTATAGACGAAAAATACTTAACTATTTGGTATGATAAACTTATACCACTACTTATCGAAGCAATTAAGGAACTAGACGATAAGAAATAAACACAGGAGGTGTTATGAATTCAATCTGGCAAATGTGGGCTAGGGATGTCAGCCCCACAACATGCAACAAAATTATACAAGAGTGTGAACAGTTGCCACCTATGGAAGCTGGAGTAGGTGGGCAATCAGTAACTACAGTAGATAACAAAATTAGAAAGTCTGAAATACGTTGGGCTGGAGACATACAGTGGATAAAAGACTTAATTTATGGTTATGCATCTACAGCTAATAGAAATGCTTTTGGTTTTGACATCAACTACCTACAAGATGTGCAATACACTATATACAAAGGTACAGACGAAGGGTTCTACAACTGGCACTACGATACTTTTTGGGCAGGAGAAAATGCATACGACAGAAAAATAAGTGTGATTATTCAACTAAGCGACCCATCAGACTACGAGGGCGGAGAGTTTTTACTTGAAGATCAATACGAACAACCTAATGCAACAGAGCTAAAACAACGTGGCACAGTGCTTTGTTTTCCTTCTTTCTTTATGCACACAGTAAAACCAGTAACAAAAGGTATACGTAAATCTTTAGTGGCTTGGATAGAGGGGCCAAAGTTTAGATGAAAAAGCTTGTAATAAACTTAGAAAGAAGAACAGATAGAAAAGAATATTTTACAGAAAACAACAATCTAACAGAAGTAGAGTTTCTAAAAGCTGTAGATGGGCAAACAGAAGACTTGTCTATGTATCCTACTAGAGAAGGTTGGATAGACCCTTTTCTTAACAGATCAATAACGAAAGCAGAAGTAGCTTGTTTTTTATCACATAGAAAAGCCTGGCAATATTGTTTAGATAAACAAGAAAGCGTCATAATCATGGAAGACGATGCAATTATCAATGACACATGGGATGAAGAGTATTACGAATATTTAACTAAATATTGGGATTTTGTTTATTTACAACGTAACGAAAATGAACCTACTAAAACAGTTTACATAGACGAAAAACTAGAAAGACCTTGGTACCCTTACAATATGACAGCTTATGTGTTGTCACCTAAAGGAGCTAAGAAGCTTTTATCTACAGATATTATGGAGGGCATCATACCTGTAGACGAATACTTACCAGAACTTATACAGTCTGGTAAGTTTATACCTGTAGCTTTACAGAAAGATGCCTGCAACCAAGCTAGTGTTGATATACTAGCTTCTGATATTAGGAGAAAAAATATGATGCACGTAGTTACTATAGGCACAGACATAAACAAAATGAAAAAATTGTACCAGTCTGCCGCTAAACACAACATAGCAATCAACAACTGGGGTTTTGGCGTTGATTGGAAAGGTACGGACATGACGGGGCCAGGCGGTGGTATGAAGGTAAACATACTAAAAGAACATTTGTCTACATACACGGACACGGATACTATACTCTTCACAGATGCGTACGACGTTTTCTATGCAGATAACTTAAACACCATAAAAGAAAGGTATGAAAGTTTTGGTAAAAAGATTGTATTCTCTGCAGAAGCCACGTGTTGGCCTGACCCAAGCATTGCAGAACAGTTTCCCACGGTAGATACACCCTACAGGTTTTTAAACTCGGGCACGTTCATAGCAGAGGTAGGCGAGCTTCGCACGATACTAGAGGCAGATACTGTAGCAGATGACGGCGACGATCAACTGTTTTATCAGAAAGCATACTTAGAAGGCCTATATGACATCGTGTTAGATACAGAAGGGTACATTTTCCAAACGCACGAACCTAACACACAAATTATAAATGGGCAGTTAAACAATGGTATCTGTTGCCCTTGTATTTACCATGGTAACGGTGGCGATGATGCAAAAGAAACCTTTGAAAAATTATATAAAGAGATGTATCACGTTAGCACAGCCAAGTTCTTACCTAACTTAGGTGGGTACGAACAGCTAGAAAAAGACATGATAATGGTAGATTTTATGTCGCCTACACAATGTAAGGACATGATTGATATAGCTAATGCACATAACAACTGGCAAAGTTTAGATTACGATAAGTTTCCTGCACAAGAAATAAGACTAAAAGAACTAAACTTGTTTGAAGAATTAGAGTGGCATTGGGATGAATATATAAAACCTATAGTAGAAAAGTATTGGAAACCTTTAGAACTGTATGGGCTACGGGACGCTTTTGTTCTTAAGTATGACACTTCTTCACAAACTAAACTTGCTCTGCACCACGATGCTTCTTATGTTACAGGTTCTGTAAAACTAAATGATGATTACGTAGGGGGAGAGCTAGTGTTTCCTAGACAAGATGTAAGTAATATAAACATACCAGCAGGTAAACTGTTACTTTTTCCAGGAG